CTATGTTTATGGGGTCGAGTCCTTCATTTGTGGACTCCTCAAGCGTGGCTTGCATCGCTCCGTATACATTGCCACCTTCAATAGTCTCGCGCTTGACCACTCCCTTTTTGGAGAGGTAATCGAACAAGCGACTCTGCGCATCGTAAACCATGTCGTTCAACTCATCTTTGGCGAACGCAATCACGGCTTTAGTTTTGGGCGAAATAATAATATCAATATCTTCATGATCATAGATAGCAAGATCTCCACCAAGAGTCTTGCGTACGTCAAGCGTAACAGTTGCTTGGGTCTGCTTCTCTGTGTCTACGCGATTTTCCTCATCGTACTCGTCGCTCTTGCCTACCTTGATTACGAGACTTGCCATTAACTTTGAATCTCCGCTGCCAGTTCTTGAATCTTCATAACCTGCATTAGCATTTCACGGTCAATCTGGCGTGTTTTAAAGCTGTCGATAGTTTCAACAACCTTGTCAGTCTTGCTGAGCATATTCTTATCTGAAGCAATCTCATTCAGAGAGCGCGATTCTGTGATTATATTCTTCAGACGGGCTAACTCTTCGTTCAAAAACATTTTCAGCGCAATACCATTGTCCGAGAATGAGACAATGTATGCGCTGAGTAGATTATTCTGCTCTTCTCGCAAAGAGTTTGAATACTGCTCATTAAACTTCTTGACGAACGTGCCGTAGACAATATTATCAATTGGCTTCATCGTGCTCTCAGTCAGAGTCGATGCGCCGGCGCTCATTTTGTTGAGTACGTTATTCTCCAGAAGCGTGCGCTTCTTGATTGTGGTTCGCTTATCGAAAATCTGAGAAATCGTTGCAAGGTCTTTATAGTTTGGCACAAACGTGTTGAACGTATCTTTGCCAAGTTCTCTATTGATGGTCCCAATAAGCTGAGACTGTTGGGCAAACACCTCGTCCTGATTGAGCGCCTGATAAACCCGCTTGACTTCTAGAAGAAGCTTTTCGGCAGTCATCGGGTCCACTTCAACTGTCTCATATAGTGTTCTGTAAAGTTCTAACTCTAAGCCCAGCGGAGTGTCGCGCTTGAAGAACCCTTTCATAATAGAAATGATCTTTTTGTTGCGAGCAGCGTCTTCGTTGACGACACTACTGGTCAACTCTCTAACCAAAGTTTCATACAGGAATGCTGTATTTCTTTTTTTATTGTGCTTCATTTTTTTTAGACTCCAAATTTTGCAAACTCTCAATCAACGACTTAGTTTCTGAATGGCTGGCGATAACCTTCTTCTCTTCGGTGTAATTAGGTTCGACATTCTCGTTTAGCCCATGGCTGAGCCGGCTCAGGTCATTAAGTCCCTTAAAAAGATTCCTATTAGATGTGCTGGCTATCGACATTCCCGAATCTGCATGGTGGCTACGCTTGCGGGCGCCGCGCTTTGGACCGGACTTGTTGACAACTGGATAATAAACCTTGCCCTTCGAGCCGGGAGTTACATAGCCGCCGTCTTCGCGGTGACCGGGTGCAGCCAGCAGTGCGGTATCTTCTTCGCCGCCCTCTTCACCGCCCTCTTCGCCGCCAAGGTCACCGCCCAAGTCACCGCCGAGGTCACCACCTTCTTCGCCACCTAAGTCACCGCCTAAATCGCCGCCGAGGTCGCCGCCAAGGTCACCGCCCAAGCCGCCGCCGCCTTCTTCGCCGGCTTCGGCGGGAGGCTCGGCTGCAGCTTCAAGCATTGCCTGAATCTTCTTGTCATAAAACATTTCGCGCTGGTTGCGCAGGAATTCTTCTGCGGACATACCAAGCAAATTCTCTGCAACCCAGCGGCGACTGAAGAATCCTTCCGTTGCGGCTGAAGCTGTGTCAAACTTAGTGTTCCAGTGCTCAAGTTCTTGCAATTCTGCAATCTTGGACGGGTTATTAAGTTGTAGCTTAAACGAAATCAAATCATCGCCTCTAAAGCCCAGAGTGAACAGGTGAATGATGCCGATCTTCTCCAACTCGGAGATGACAGAGCGCTGAAGGCGCTGAATCGTCCTTGCGAAGCGCACATCCTTCTGTGCGAGTGTGGTCTTGTCCTCTTCGCCGCCTTCGCCGCGTGAAAGATAGGACATTGGAATCTTCAAAGCGGAAAACAGCTTGTCACGGAGGTATTTAACGTCATCAATGTCGCCGGTGTACGTTCCACCGGGCAAAGACTCGACTTTACTGCTCTCACCGCCACGAACAGGGATGAAATAATCCTCATCAATGCTCATTGGGTTGTATCGAAGGTCAACGCGACCGGTTGTGGGGTCAACAACCTGATTTCTCTTCATCTGAGTCGTGACTTTCTGCATAAACTGCTCTACATCGTGCGGCGGGATGTTACCAACGTCAATATAGAACACTCGACGCTCTGGTGAGCGCACAATACGGTATGCCATCATCGCATCTTCAAGCAAAGTAAGTTGACGCCAGATTCTGCGGGCTCCTTCAAGCACCGAAGTGCCATATGGAGCAAATTTATCGTTACCAAGGATGCGGAAGTGTGCGATCTGCCAGTTCTCAAAGGTTAATCCACCTGAGTTCCACTGATATTGCACGTAGTTGGGGTTAGTCTTGTCCTCGCCCTCCATTCTTTCAAGCTCTTCAAGCGGAATGCCGACTGCGTTCTTGATTCCGTGCGTCTCATCGATGTCCAAGTATAAAAAGTAGTCTCCGAACTTGCACATGGTACGGCACCAGCCGAATAAGTTGGAGTCAATGTTCAAAATCTTGTGATATAAGTTGTCCAGTACGACTTTAATCTCGTCGTTGGAGCAATCAATCTTTAAAAGTGGGCTGAGAATCGTAGATGTTGTCATCTCGTCAGCGTAAATGTCCAGCGCAGAAGCAATCTCTGGCATATATTCCATCTGATCAAAATCAAGGTAGCGCTCCTGACGATTTTGGTTCGCCATTACCTGTGCGCTAAGGTTGTCGTATGGGTTATACGATGTTCTCTTGAAGTTTAAGCCGCCAGCAGACGTAAAGTTAAACTTATCTAGTTGAGCACGACGGTACCGGCGCTGCATTTGCACGCGGCGGTTGACAATCGGACCAGAAAGCAGCCGGGTCAGCCGCTTGAATAACGGTGACTCTGGGTTTCTGGGGTTTTTAAGATTCGGGTTTCCCCTTTTGCTATCAGCCATTTTTTATCCCTTGTATAGCCATGAATATTTCTTATATTCTTCTACGGACTTCTCTGCATTCATTGTATCAAATGTGCCGCCTTTTTTATAACCTATTTGACCTTGAATCGTAGTATTTATATTAGTGTTAGTTCTGATCATCGAGCCAAGACACGCCTTTTTGTATTCGATATTCCGTGCATTTGCTACAAATGCGGTGTCTCTCACCCAACAAGCGATTGCGAGCGACATAACAAGGTCATCGTTGTAACCTCTCATGGCTTGCGGCTTGCCGTTGTTCCAAATAAAAGTCTGAATTTCCCGATAGGTGCGATTGGAATATATCGTAATTAGTTTGTTCCTGATAAACTCTTCCAATTTCGCTACAATCAGTGGGCGAGTTTTCATAGAAGTGGTGAAGCCCGGTACAGAATTTGACATTGCTTCAGCGATGTGTTGCTCAACGTATTCGTGTGACGACTTCACTGAGTGATAAATATTGGGGTACTGTTTCTCGATCAGTTTCTCAAGGACGGAGAAGCCAACGTTATTGTTCTCAACTACAATCATGCAGTTTCCGTATTCACGACCAGCGCCATCAAGGATTGTTGAAAACATATCGATTGTCGGTTTGCCCTGATATTCTGCGACAACTTCCAAAGTCTCTAGTTTAATAATGTGAAACACTGAGTAGTCCTCGCCATCTCCGCGTGCAACGTCGGCAACGACAACATAAGAGGCACCGGACTGGCGCTCTTCCCAGATCCAGTAGTTGCGGTCAAACCCTGTGCGGTACTTTGGTTCCGCGACCGTGCTAGCAATCCAAGCAATATCATCCGGGTGAATAACGGTGTCACCTGAAGTATTAAAGTTGCACTCGAACTCCTGTGCGATTTCTCGACGAGACATATTTCTGGTTTCTTTTTCAAACCATTCCTGATCGCGGTCAGGGTGCAAATCCCACATAAGCTTAATAGGGTTGAAGTCGTTCTCGCCTGACTCTGCGTTTGCATATACGGTATGGAACCAGTTACCAACACCGTTAGGTGTAGATAACGCAATACACCGACCACCAGTAGAAATCGTAGGATACAGCCCCATCCACAACTCTTCCAAGCCCTCAACGTGTGCTGCCTCGTCAAGCACCAAAAGAGACAGCGCCTCTGAACGACCGGCATCGCCGGAAGTCGAAGACGCTTTAATCTGCGAACCGTTGGTTAACTCAAACGATGTGCGGTTGTTCACCTCGATAGAAGAAATCTGAATAAAGTCGGGCAGACCGACCATCATTGCTTTGACTTTCTTAACCAAGTTTGCGGCAGTACCGAACTTGGTAGCCATCACTAACACGTTCTTGTCGCGGTGAAACAGCATCATCCAAACGATATAAGCCGCCACAATGGTTGAAATACCCATCTGGCGCGCTTTGAGAATCACGTTGAATCTGTTGTCATTGAACGCCGACAACAAATCCTGCTGAAAGTCATATGTGTTAAAGGGAATCAGTCCATGAATCGGATGAGAGATCCTGCAGTAGTTATTAATAAAATATACAGGGTCTTTGCCGCTCTTTATAATTTCCTTTATTTGATCTTCTTTGGATAGTTGAAAAGCCATGCCATCCTAGTCGTTCTTTCTCTTAACGTTGGATGCCTTCTTTGTGCCGGGGTACTTATCCTTGCCGATAGCCAGCCAGTCTTTGATTGCCGAATCCACATCGCGGGAGTCTTCGTTGCTGGCGCTAATAACTTCGCCCAAGCCACTAATCTTATAGCACTGGTATGCTTTAACTGATGTGCGGACTCTGGAAATGTACTCAACCATGATATCGGTGTCGCCATCCTTAGTCAGCGTCAGTCCGTTACCGGTAATCTTCTTATACTCGCTGCGGAGATACTTAGCAATATCTGCAAGCCGTTGGGAGATCTCATCTTCAAAGCCGTTTTCATGTATGTGCTTAATTTTGCAATCATACTGATAGTTGATGATAAGCTTGTCGCCATGGAAACGAACCTTAAAGCCGTCCATCACTCTAGAGTCCGTAATAACGTCTCCCTCTTCTCTATAGAGTCCAATCTTGCGTGCTTCGCCATCGAGCGAATACTTCTCATCGTGTACACCGTCATAGACGTTTGCCACTGCCTGCGAGATGCCCCTGATTACTTCAAGTGTTGTTGCCATTTGTTTATTTATCTCCTGATTTTGGTCGCCAGCCGTTTGCCCATCTTTCTTCTCGGTCTTCGACGTGCTGAATATAGCACCCGAAGCAACAACCGAACTTGTTCATATACACGTCATCTTTCGATTCAAATGAATACTTGTTGCAAACAGGACAGGACCGGTTTGTTTCTCTACTAAGTAGTTTCTGAGAAACTAAAACGCCATTGACTTCAATCTTCTCAATTTTGCGTTGCAGTTCTCGAATTTTAAGATTCGCAGTCTTCAGTTGTTCTATAAAATCTGCCTCTTTTTCGGGTGTCCAATTAGCACGCGGATTTTGAATTGCTTCGGACCCGTACTTCTCGGAGATGGCTTTCTCAA